ATTGACCTTGCTCGTAAAAGAACTTGGCAAATTTCTCAGGATTCATAGCTATTGCTAAGGACCTATGATAGCCTGATGCATCCTTAATTAACCCTTGCTCATCTAAAAACTTATTTATAAAGTTTGCAGGTGTAGCTTGTGCTTTTTTAAGTTCATTGGCATCTCCGGGATTGAAAGTGATTCGTTTATCATTAACACTGAACTCAAAACCTTTGAACTCTCTGTTAAATACTTCATCAGATTTTTGGTTAAACCAATTTCTTTTTCTTTCATTCTCTTCTTCAATAGTCTTAGCTTGCTTAGTATATTGCTTGTAGTTATCGTAAATTTCTTTTTCATCATCAGAAATTAGTGGGGCACTTGACTCAAGTGGCACTTTATATTTTTCTTTTTGAGAATTAAAAAATTTCTTTGCTTCAGCAATAGCCTTTTTTCTTGTAATCTTAACTCTTTTAATGTGCGATTCATCGTCAATGTCTTCATCATAACGATAGTCATCCATTAAAGAATCAATGTCATCAGCATCAAGTCCTTCTTGAGTTACTGATAAATATTGTTCAAGTAAACTTTCAGTGTCCATTGAATCAAAGTCTTTTTTTAGACTTAAAAAATCCTCAAAACCTCTTCCTGTTTCTTTTTTGTATTTCATATAAGCAGCAACATCTTCAGGTAAAGCCTCAGCTTCTTCCCTTTGAGCTGTTAATTCATCTAATGAGTTAATCTGCTTATTATATCTTTTTCCAATATATGAAAGAACTTGCTCTTCGTTTAGCTCAACTTCTTGTCGTTGCTCTTGCTCTTGCTCTTGCTCTTGCTCTTGTTCCTGTTGTTGTCCGGGTATGTTTACATTCTGAAATTGCTGCTCGTGTTTGTCAATTAATTCTTGTTCAACTTGAGCAACTCCTTTTTCTTCTGTACCATCTAATAATCTGACTTTCATTTCCATTTGATTTGATTTAATTTTTTACAAAGCTATACATTTTTTTTGATATTTTAACGAGGGTCAAATTCAGCAAAGTCAAAACCATCTAAACTATCTTCGTTTGATTCAAAATTTAATGGAGGAAGATTGTTTTTCCTTTGGTCTATCAATTTAGATTGCTCTGTATTTTGTTGACTAATACGCTTAGATTTAGAGTCTTCACGAGATTGCTCACGCTGACCCAATGTCTCCATCTCCATACCGTGAAGTTTTTGATTATACATAAACTCCTCTGCCATTAAGTGAGATTTTAATTCAGCTTCAACCTGAGTATTTCTAATATTAAACTCAGCCTGCATCTTCATTAATTGACCCTTAGTTTGGACTTCTGTTTGCATTTTCTGTATAGCTATCTGCCCTGCCATCTCTTGAGATTTTAATTGCTGCTGTGCCATCATAGCTTGTTTTTGCATTGCCATTTGCTCTTCACGTTCTTGTTTTTTAACACGTTTAACTTTAAGCAATTGGTTTGCAAGTTTGAGGTTTTTAATCTCACGAATATCAATAGCATCCTCAAGGTTAATGTCTCCTTTTTGTAAAGCCATATTAATATTAGCTTCAAGACTTGCTTTTTGTTCTTCATCAGGTGCAACTTCAATAAAAATACCAAAGTCATAAATATAAAGGTCAGCTATATCTCCCAAAATAGATACATTATATCTTCCAATTTGGTTAATGAACTCATCTTTAAAATCAGCATATTCTAATATATCTCCAATTCTATAAGTCAAAGCCTCAGCCATTGAGCGATAAATAAACAATCCGCCTTCTAATATATGTCGAGTAGCTGTATTTGAATTTAATGCAGCCATCTTTTGCAGTCCAACTAAAGAATTAGGGTCAGGAGTAGAGCCATCTCGTGCTTCATTAAGCCCGGTTACGGTTCTAATCATATCCATATAATGATTATAGTTAGTAATAAGCATTTGAGTTTTGCCCACACCTGTATTAGCATTTAATTGAGTAATAGGAACTTTAGCATTATTAAAATCTCCATCTTGAGTAAAACTTCTACCAACTACCGAACCTGTTTGAAAATAAAGTCGTAAAGCATCTTCAGGATTATAAGCAGCTCCATTTCCTAAATCAACTTCATTAAGACCATCGGCATCAATGAATACACCATCAGGAACAACACGATTAATTACTTGTTGTAATTTTAAGTGTGTGATTTGAATAAGGTCTGCAAACGGTATCATTCTACGAACTAAAGACTCTATAGCTCCTTTGTACATTCTTGGTGCACAAGCTATGTAGTTTGGTAATGCGTGCTGAGATGCTGACTTTGGTCTAACCATATTCTCAGACATTCTCCATTGCAATAACATATTAGTACCCATAACCATAATACCTTCGTACCAAACATCAATTGTTTTTTCAATTTTTTCAAAGTTACCCTCTTCCATCATATCCTGTGGAGGATTGAAAGTATCATCTTTAGCTATAATTCGAGAGCCACCATTATCAAGAATTTTTTTCTTGTAAACTATTTTCTTTGTGGTTTTATAATTAAAGTACATTAATGTACAAGTATCTCTTGAGAATACACTATTCTCATAGAATTGAGCTACATTAAAATAATCATACCAACCTTGACTATACTGAGTGATTTGTTGCAAATCCTCTTTAGTTAGTTTTTGGTCAATTTTCATTAATTCACTAATTGGAACAGTTTTAATTTCTCCCCAATAAAAACAATCTTTAAAGTGAGGGTCTTCGGTATAACTATAAACAACATTAGCAGGGTCAACATAAGATATTTTAACTCCTGTACCTTGAAGAAATTCGTGTTTAGCAATAGATATACCAAGTACTGTAGCATCATAATCTAATCTCCAACGAATATCATTATAATGGTTTTCATCAAATATAGTATTAATAGCTTCTTCTTCGGCAATTTCAATTGCAGGTTTGTAATGAAGCTGCATAAATAAAGAAAGCTCTTCATCTGTTTCAGGAAGTTTTTCAGGGTCCATAGTAAAAGCATTAAACCCTGTGCTTTGTTTAATTTGATTTAGCTCAGGTTTTGCAATCATCTGTCCTTCAATCATATCTTGATATTTACTTCTATTAGCTTGAGACATTGCATCTTGTGCATATACCTTAACCTTGAATAATCTATCAGACATTCCATTAACAACAATATCAACAAACTTTGGTATAATAGGAACGGGTGTCCAATCTAAGTTTAAATACGATAAATCTCCATCAATAGCTAATTCGTTTTTGTATTTACCAACTCCTTGTTCTCCTCTTGCATATAGCCTTAATCTATGGAACTCTTTCCATTGACCATAATATCTACAATTATTTCCATCCTTTCTGAACCATTCATATTGAATAGCTTGACCAACTTGTAGCCCGAATTGCTCGGATGCTTTTTCCTTATCAGTAGCTAACTGACTTGGAAATACTGACGATGTAATATCTATTGTTACGTTTTTCATTTGATTAATTGACTTGTTGAACCATCATTAGAATACCTTGCGAAGTTAATACTTATTTTTGAATCTTTTTTCTCAGGCAAATATAAATGCTTTTGATTAGCCATAATAGCTAACCCTGAACTAATTGACGCATCAAATTTAGTTCTATCGTTAATATCAAATTTTGACCAATCTTCTAGTGTTCGCATAAAAGGCATAGTACCCATATCTCCACCATCTCTATAATCTCCTGTAAAATCTATTCCAATATATTTTTCTATATAAGATTCAATAGCTGATGCGTGAGATTGTTTTACATCTTCAGATGAGTTAGGGATTCCCCCAAGTTCACGTTCAGTTTTTGTTAGTTTATTATATTGTTTATCAGGTCTATTCAAACAGTAATGTCTGTAGCCTCTATTTTTAAAATGATAAAGTAATCGAGGTTTATTATTCTCAATCAGAATTGGCATACCATAAAAAACACAAGCCATAAGAACTTCTTCAAAAAATATCTCGGCAGTTTGTGGTCTTGCAATATATTCTAAAAAAAATTCATTTGAAGGGGCATCATCCATATTGAATTTAGTAAGACCGTGTAATGACCCGTTTGACCCTCTCCCTCCCACTACTGCGGATATGTCATAACTATCGCATCCAAAAGACCCGATGTGTTCGTTGCCGGGATATTTCATCCCATTTCTTGTATGTACATTGTTTTGTAAATGCTTTGCAGGAGTCCAACTGACTAAGAATCTACCTCTTGAATCAGGACTAAAAAGAACTTTAGTATCTTTCATACCTTCCTTCCAATGCAAAGTACCACGGGTAGTATAATGTTCTTTTATTAAACTGTCGTTATAATCAATCTGTTGGTATATTTTTGTAAGGTTAAACAAAGATTGCTTACTCTCATCTCTAAATGCGTGAGACTCTGTTCTTGGAAACTGACGATAAAATTCATTTAATGCATCGGAATCGTTTTTAAGAGAGTCAACTTCATTCTCCCAATAGTCAATAGCACCCATACTAATAATTCCACCATCTACTCCTATTATTGGAACTTCAGGTGCTCTAAATACAGGCATACCGTATATGTCTATAAAACCTTCCATATTCCATTCCATAGGAATAAACAAACCATACAACCCACTTTTTGTTTGACCATTGGCGTTACGATTTGTAACTACCGAATCTTCAAACATATCTTTGTAATTCTGACCTCCTTTAGACAATGCATTTGATGTAGAACCCATCATACATTTTCC